AGCAGGGAGTTTTGTAGAAAAATGGTATCAGCTAAAAAGATATACCGAAAAGAAGATATAATGCAAATGAGTAAACAACCTGTTAACGCTGGGTGGGGTAAAGGTGGTGCTGCAACTTACGATATTTGGCTTTACAAAGGTGGTGGATCGTGTAGGCATTTTTGGATGAGAAAAACGTATATGGCTAAAGGCGTAAAACCAGATGCTACTAACCCAAATGCAGAAATAAGTGTAAATGAAGCAAAGAAAGAAGGTTTTAAACCTGAAACTAATGATGCTAAAGTTGCAAAAAGACCAAGAGATATGAAAAATAGGGGATTTATAAAACCTAAAAACTTTACAACACCACGATAGTTATGGCTGAAGCATTATTTGTTACTCGTAAAGATATTGTAAAATACACTAATGTATCAGGTGGAGTAGATACTGATAAGTTTATACAATACGTTAAGATTGCACAGAATATACATATACAAAATTATATAGGTACAAAGCTATATGATAAAATAAGTACAGATATTATAGCAGGTAATTTAACAGGACATTATGCAACATTAGTTGAAAACCATATTAAACCTTGTTTAGTACATTGGGCAATGGTTGAGTATTTACCATTTGCTGCTTACACGGTATCTAATAAAGGTGTTTATAAACATAGTAGTGAAAATGCGGAAAACGTATCTAAAACAGAAGTAGATTTTTTAATTGAAAAAGAACGTACAACAGCACAATACTACACCGATAGAATGATAGAACATTTTAGTTTCTATGCAGCAGAAAGATATGCTGAATATTATACTAATAATAATGATAACGTATATCCGGATAAGGATGCTAATTTTTCTGGTTGGGTTTTATGATTAAAAGGACTTATAAACCTAAACAGCAAAACATAGTTAAGTTAAAAAACTATTTAAAAAGGATGTATAACAAAAACATAAAAAAGTAATTATATATATATGGCTAATAACATAAATTGGGGTTCAATATATTGTCAAATGATAACTGATTCAGGATTTGGTTCTGATACGGCATATTCAACAAACTATATACCTGATATTTCAGCACCAAGTTGCTGGGGTACTTTTGCACTAACAGCAGATTTAACACAAATATCTGGTACACCATTTTTAGCTGATACAACATTATATAGAGCAGATGCAACACAAAAATAAAATATTAAAAAATGGCTAAACAAGTTATAAATATAGGTACAACAGCGAACGATGGAACAGGTGATCCTATAAGAGATGCCTTTGATAAATGTAATGACAACTTTACAGAACTGTATTCAGATGATGCAGGAGATGTAGGAAGCATAACAGCAACAGCACCAATAGCAAGAGATTCAGCAACAGGAGCAGTAACAATATCATTAAATGATGATGGAGTAACACACGCTAAATTAGAAAACAGATATACAGCAAGTGGAAGCATAACAACTTATACAGGAGCAGTAACTGTAGATTGGTCAGCAGCTACAAACTTTGTAATGGGTTCTTCTTTAACAGGAGCGATAGAATTTGATTTTACAAACTTCAAAACAGGTCAAGTATTAACTATTCACAACCTTACAGGTTCGCAAACAATAACTTTAGATTCTAACGCTGCTACAAGTGAAACATTCAACAAATTAGGTGGAAACGATTACGATGGTTCTACAACAAACGCTTTAATGATAGAATGTATTAGTGATTCAGCAAATGCTGTTTTTAATTATTCAGTATTAACCTATGCAAGTGATACAACACCAAGTTAAAAAAATAAGATATGAAAGCAATTAATATAGATGGTACAATTAAAACCTATAATTCAATTCCTAAAACTTGGGGCAATATTTTAGGTGTACAATATTTAAATGATTCAAGTTTAGAAGAACTTGGTTTTTACGATGTAGTAACACCTTCAACTAAACAAAGCCAAGAATTAGGCTCTATAGAATGGGATTCAAAAAATAAAGTTTTTACTTACCCTATTAAAAACAGAACTTATAGCCAAACAGTAGCTGAACTTAAAACACAAAAAATAGAAAACCTAAAAAGTATTTATGGAAGTAAGTTAGGTAAAACTGATTGGTATATAGTAAGAGCGCAAGAAGGTATAGCAGCACCACAAGACATTATAGATGCAAGAGCATCTTTAAGAACTGAATGTGCGAGTAAAGAAGCAGAAATAAATGCACTTTCAACAAAAAGTTCTATTTTAGATTATCAACTTCCAAGTTTTATATAATGAGTTTAGGAAAAAAGAAAATGCTTTCTCAAGGTGGAGCAGGTGCATTAGTTCCATCAGATAATTTTAATACTGTTTTATGGACAGGAAATAATACAGCAAGAACTATTCCTGTAGGTTTTCAGCCTGACTTCGTGTGGATAAAATCAAGAAGTAATGGAAGAAACCACAGACTTTTAGATAGTATAAGAGGGGCAACAAAAGTTTTAAGTTCTGATTCAACATCAAATGAATACAATGAAGATTCATTAACATCTTTTGACAGTAATGGTTTTACGCTTGGTACAGGCGGTAATCAAAATAGATTAAATGAAACTTACGTTGGATGGTGTTGGTACGCTCCTACTTCAGAAACAAATAATGACGGCAGTGTTACAGCAACTATAAAAAAGAATGTAGATGCAGGATTTAGTATTGTGAAATTCACATCAAATGCATCAACAATTACTGTTGGTCACGGAATAAACAAACCTGATTTAATAATTTTAAAAGCAACAAGTTTTTCTGACTCTTGGTTTATAAATTGTGTAGGTTTAACAAATCAATCAGATAGAGCGATAAGATTTGGAATTAATGGGGAAGAAACAAGTAATGCTTTTTGGAATAATACAGCACCAACATCATCTGTTTTTTCTGTTGGTAATGGTGTTTCTGTTAGCGGTCAATCTTATATCGCCTACTGCTTTCATTCAGTAGCAGGTTATCAAAAGATAGGGTCTTATACAGGGAACGGAAATAATACAGGAACTGTTGTAGATACTGGATTTACTCCTCGATTCGTAATGATTAAAGCAACTACAACTGATAATGGTGGTGGAAATTGGATTATATATGATAACGTAAGAAGTACATCAAACCCAAGAAATAAAAGATTGTATGCAGATTTAAATATTGCAGAGCAATCTATTTCAAATTATGATTTAGATTTTTTAACTGGAGCAACAAAAGGATTCCAACCTAAAATCGGCACAAGTTCTTATGGATTTAATACACTTAATGTAGATTACATCTATTTAGCAATAGCATAATGGAAGATATAAAGATTTATGGTTTAAATGCAGTTGCTTTAGCATTTTCAGTTAGTGCTATAAATCCTGTTCTACAAGCTATAAGTCTTTTACTTGCCATTGGATATACTGTAATATCAATAACACAAAAACTAAAGAAATGACATTACCTAAAAACGGTGTTGCAAAAGAGATAAGAAGCTATTTAGGTAGCTTACTTATATTTTTCTTTATAGTAGGTATTATTATAACTTTTGTTCAATATCCTGTTTTAGAATCTAACAAGGAAATCGTTTTAATGTTGATAGGGTCAATCTCGGCGAGCATTCCAATTCTCATAAATTCTATAAGCGGAACAAAGCCTGACGATATAAATGGACTAAAAGCAACAATAGAAAAAAAAGAACATCAAATACAAATGCTTGTAGATGCTAAAGATAGGTTAGAAGAAATGGTTATTGAATTGCAAAAAGAAATGTTACAAAACCAAGATAATATAATGGATAAAATTATTCTTAAAAGTGCATTGTTTTTTGATGACAAATTTAACCCACCAAAAGGAAAGCTATGAAAGAAGTAAAATGCAAGTGCGGATGCACAAATAACCCAGAAGGTTACTGCGATGGTAGCCACTTAAATAAATAAATATGCAAACTTTAATAATTATAATTTCAATAGTAATGTTTTTAACAGCAGTAATGATGGCATTAACTGTTTATGGTTTATTTACAGATAAAGATAAGGATGGTATTCCTGATGCTTTAGAAGATAAATTTAACCAAGTAGTTAGTGATATAAAACAAGAAATTGAAAAGATTAAAAAATGAAATACTTTACGTTAGATGAATTTGATTCACCTGATCACGAAGGTAGTGGTGTTAATATGGATAGTAACTTTCTTGAGTTGCTCAACAATGCACGTAAAATTGCAGGGATACCATTTAAAATTACAAGTGGATACAGAACATTTGAACATAACAAAAAAGTTGGCGGTGTACAAAACTCATCACACCTCAACGGTCTTGCAGCCGACATTGCTGTTAGATCAGGAAATGAAAGATACATTATTCTTAATGCCCTTATTAAAGCAGGATTCAAACGGTTGGGAATCGCTAAAACCTTTATACATTGCGATACCGATACATCTAAATCTAATTCAGTCTGGACATACTAACACAGTAGGAAGTACGCTATGGAACAATTAATTTTTGGTTATGTTGTATTTCGTATGTTAGAATTTTTAATTATAAAAATATTCCAAAGTTTTGGCTGAAAAGAAAAAGTTTAAAGATACTGAAGTAGGCAAGTTTTTACTTAATAAGATACCTAATGTAGTTGGTGCAGTTGCAGGTAATACAGCAGTAGGAAGTGTTATACAAGCTATTATTGGTGGTTCAGATATGAGCGATGCTGATAAAGAAATAGCACTTAAAAAACTTGAAATAGAACGTGCCGAAATAGATGGTACTACAAGAAGGTGGGTTGCTGATGCAAGAAGTGGTTCTTGGTTATCTTCTAATGTACGTCCATTAACCCTTGTATTTTTAACTATAAGCTATGTTATAGGATGGTATTTAGGTTATCCATTAGATAGTATTACAGGTTTACTTAGTATTGTAATTGGTGGCTACTTTGGTTCAAGAGGTGTAGAAAAAGTATTTGGCAACAATAAGCATCAATAATGGCAAAAAAGCAAATAGTTATTAACTATAAAAAAGTTAAGGTTAAACGTAAGGGTATACATAGCAAAACCAAACAATCTAAATTAAAATCTTCTAAAAACTACGTTAAAAAATATCGTGGTCAAGGTAGGTAATGTTAAAAAATAAAAATACTAAAACTTTACATCTTAATAAAAAAGTTTGTAAATTTGGTGGGTAGTGGGATATTAAATAAATTATTAAAATATATATAAATGACAAAAGAAGATTTAACAATTAGAAATTTAGCAGAAAAAATAGCAAAAGATTTTCAATTATCTGTCAAAGAAAGAACAGATGGTATATTAGAATTAGACGCTATATCATATACTAACTTAGGTATAGATAGTACTAAATCAGAAAAAAATAAAGTTAAATCAGACAGTAAACATTTATATAAATTAATAAGAGGTTTTAATGAATCATTAGGAAAGGATTTAATACAACACATGGATGCCTAAAGTAGCTAAAAAACTAAGTCGTAGTAAACTTGTTAAAAAACTCGATACTGTTTTTAGCCAATATATTAGATTAAGTAATGCAGATAAAAATGGTAATTGTAAATGTGTTACTTGTGATAAAACCTTTTTTTGGAAAGAAATTCAAGCAGGACATTTTATGAGTAGGAAACATTATAGTATTAGATGGGATGAAAGAAATGTAAAACCACAATGCTTAGCTTGCAATGTTTATAGATATGGTGAGCAATATAAGTTTTCTCAAAAATTAGGTTTTCAAGAATCAGAATTATTATATAATTTAAGTAAAAGTATTGTTAAATTTACTAATGTAGAACTACAAGAATTTATAAATTTATATAATAAGAAATTAAAAGCATTTCTTTAGTCTTTGTTTTTTTTGTTTTGTGAAAGAGGGGTAAATTTAATTTTACCCTTTTTTTTGCTTTGTATTAAAAAAATGTTTATTTTTACTTTAAACAAAAATTATATTATGTCAAAAACAAAAACTTTTTACGAAAAAATGCAAGAGGAAAGAGATCCTTATATTAAAATAAATCAATTAGAATTTACGATAGTTGAATTAAAACAAGATATAGAAAACTTAAAAAAACAAATTGTTAAACATGTCTGATAAAAAAAATAATATAAATCAAAAATTATTTAACCTACAACAAGAGATAGGTACTATTAGTAAAGATACTAAAAACCCTTTTTATAAGTCAAAGTATTTTGATATAAATTCACTTATAAAACAATTACAGCCTTTACTAAAAAAACATAGACTTTTATTGTTACAACCTATAGAAGAAGATATGGTTTATAGTAAACTAATATGTTTAGATAGCACAGGAGGTGTTGTATCAGCATTAAGATTACCTGAAATAAATGATCCGCAAAAATTAGGATCTGCTATAACTTATTATAGAAGATATACTTTAGCTTCATTATTAGCTTTACAAGCTGTAGATGATGATGCTAATTTAGCGAGCAATAAATTAGTAGAAAAAACAAAATCGAAACTTACTTTAAATAGCGAAGCCTATGATAGAGCTAAAGACTATATAAAAAATAAAGGTGGAAGTATTGAAAATATTAAAGTAAAATATATAATAGATAAAGAAGTAGAACAAAAATTATTAAATTAAAATCATGCAATTAAAAGGAATTATTTTAAAAATAGGAGAAAAAAAGACTTTTGGTAAAACCGATAAAGCAGAGGTTATACTTAAAACTGATTATAATACTGATTACCCACAAACAGTGTTAATTGAATTTTTAAATAAATCAATAGATAATTTAAAAGAATACAAAGAAGGAGACGAAGCAACTATTAATATTAATATAAAAGGTAGACAGTGGACTAGTCCTGAAGGTGAAACAAAATATTTTAATTCAATACAAGGTTGGAAAATATCTAAAGGTTTAGATGAAGTAACTAATAATATTCAACAACCAGATAGGCAAGAAGATTTGATAGATTTTTAATGTTTAAAAAATTAAAGGATGGTGAAAAATTTCCAGTTGATTTTTGGAATTATAATATAAATCCAATAACAGGTTATTATATTAAGCCACAATTACGTAAAGAACATAGTGATAAAATAGCTAAAAAATATGCAAAACCAAGAACATGATAGCTCAATATGCTTCAATAAAAAATAAAATACTTGATGTTAAATATGGCCGTGTAAAAGAAGGTCTTGGTATAGGTATACAAGGCATTGACGAATATTTAAGATATAAGCAGGGCAACTTTAATTTACTGATTGGCCATGCTAACACTGGCAAGACTACGATTATTTGTTATTTATTTGTTGTTTGGGCGATAAAACATGATTTAAAATTTTTAATTTGGTCAAGTGAAAATACTCCACAAAGTATTGTTAGAAAAATTATAGAGTTTAAAATGAATAAACCTATACAAAAATCTAGCGATGATGAGATTAGTGAAGCAATGAATTGGTGTGATAAACATTTTAAAATAATTGATGTCGAAGATTTATATAATTATCAACAGTTAATAAAAGAGGCAGACGCTATAAAACAAGCTTGGAATTATGATGCTTTATTAGTAGATCCTTATAATAGTTTGTCTAAAGATTACACATTATTAAAAGTAGTAGGAGGCCACGAGTACGATTATCAAGTTGCATCTGAATTTAGAATGTTTGCAAAGAAAAATAATATTACAATATATTTAAATGCTCATGGTGTAACAGAAGCATTAAGAAAGACACATCCTGCAAACCATGAGTACGCTAATTTATCTAAACCACTATCAATGGCTGATGTAGAAGGTGGTGGAAAATGGGGTAATAGAGCAGATGACGTAATTTGCATACATAGATATACTAGTCATTCAAGCGAATGGATGTATAGTAATTTATATGTGCTTAAAGTAAAAGAAAATGAAACCGGAGGTAGACCTACTCCATATGAAGAACCAATTAGGTTAAAAATGAAAATAAACAATACAGGATTTGAGTTTATGAATAAAGATATATTAAAAACAAAAAATAATAAAAAATTAGTATTTTGACAGTAGCTATAATTTTAGTTTCTATTGCTTTTATTTTTATTATTATTGCACAAGTAAAAAAGGCAGAAGTTATAATAAGCCCAATGATTGGATTTGTTATAGGTTCACTTTATAACAGAGATTTATACGAAGACGAAGAAGAAATCACCTTGCAATGTTTGTTAGGTGTAATTAGTATAACTGTTATATGGATAAATCGGCAGAATGGTTAGCTTTAGTAGCTAAAAAACATGATCAATGGGTTAATATAGTTAAAAGCTTTGGCGAAAAATCATATTATGAAGACATTGTACAACAAATGTATATTGCTTTATATAAGTACTCGTCAAAAGAAAAAATAATTAAAGATGGAATTGTCAGCAATGGTTATATATATTTTACTCTTAGGAGTATTTATTTTCAGTATTATAATTCTAAAAAAAAAGTTAATAAAATTAGTATTGACAATGAAGAATTTTTCTACGAAATTCCAGACGATACGCAAATGGATGAGCAAATAGCTTTTAATAAACTTTGTCAATTAATTGATAACGAGGTTGAATCTTGGGAATGGTATAATAAAAAGCTTTTTAAGCTATATAGAGATTCTAATTTAAGTATTAGAGGTATTGCTCAAGAAACAAATATAAGTTGGGTATCTATATTTAATAGTTTAAAAAACGCTAAAAATAAAATTAAAAATAAATTTCAAGAAGATTGGGATGATTACGAAAATAATGATTTTGAATTAATATAAAAATATGAAAGAGTTTAAAGGTGATAAAAGAAGTAAAGCATATAAGGCTTGGAAAAAGAACCACGAAGCAGCAAGTAATGGTTTGGGCGATAAGGTTGAGAAAGCATTTAAAAAAGTAGGTATTGATAAAGCTGCAAAATTTATACTTGGTGAAGATTGTGGATGTGATGAACGCAAAAACACATTAAATAAAATGTTTCCAAGTAAAAAGATTGAGTGTTTAACAGAAGACGAGTACATATATTTAGATACTTTTTTTAAATCTAAAACTAAAAAAATTACACCTGTACAACAAAACGAATTAATATTAATATATAATCGTGTGTTTAATGGTAATGCTGTACCAACGAGTTGTAGTAGTTGTTTTTTAAATAGTGTATACGATAAACTCAATAAAATATTTAATGAGTACAAATAACAAGATTAAAAATTTAAAAGAAATAGAATACATTACTAATTTTAATTTATTAGGAGAACATATAGTTAAAAATAGAAAAGCCAAACCTAATAACAAAGCTTTAGATGAAATGTACTACGCATTACAAAGTATTGGTTTTTATGTACATAACCTTATTACAGAAGAAAGATTATACGAACAATCGTTAAGTGAATTTAGAGCTGATAAAATACGTGCTGTAGAAAGAGCAAGAAGATCAGAGTTAAAAATTATTGAATTAGAACAAAAATTACAAAAACTTAAAAAAGAAAAAAGTTTAGGCTTATAGGTTTATTGTTTAAAAAATGTTTATATTAGTAAAATAATAATAAATATAAAACAATGGACAAGCAAATGTTACGATTTAAAAATGCTGGTAAAATAGGCGAAGCTATAGGGTTAGCAAGACACTTACTTAATTACCCTGATAATACAAAAGACAAGTTAAAAGAGCTTATTAAAATATTAGATAGTATAAAATTATGAATATTTTAGATGAAGCTAATAAAATAATTAACGAACGTTCACAAGAAAAGGAAAGACTATACGGCCCTTTTTCAAAAGGTATGGAACGTGCAGCTAAAATTGCATCAGCTTGTACTGGTAAAGATTTAACAGCTAAAGATATGTATATGGCTATGGTAGCTCTAAAACTATCAAGAGAGTCTTATAATCATAAAGAAGATAATTTACTAGATGCAGTAGCATATTTAGCTGCTTTAAATAATTACGAGAATGAGCGAAAATAGAGCTATAGTTGGAATTGTTAGCAACCCTGTTAAAAGTTTAAATAGTCATAATGGTGGTTGGACTCTCGTGTTAAAAAGTATGTTTGACGCTGATATATTAACAGAAAAGGATGATTGGAATAAGTACGATGAAATTATTTTATCTGAAGGTATAAACTACAAAGAAGGGAAGTTTAATTTTTTTGGTGGAGTGCAAGAAGGTTTTTATACTAGATTAGAAAAGTTAAATAATTACAACGGTAATGTTTTTTGTATTAATGAAATGATAGATTATAATGTTGTATGTAAAAAACGTAAAGAATTAAAAGGTTTATCATGTAATAAAATTCCTAAGATTATATACACTAAAGACATATCATCAAAACTTATATTAGGCGATAGTCATAGTGTATCAGTATTTAAACATGGTTATGCTATAGATAGACATGATGGTAAAACATTAAATGGTTTTTTAAAAATAGGTTTAAACAAATATTTAAATGATAATATAAAAGAGCTAATATTTTATGCAGGTAATATAGACATGAGATTTCATGTACATCGTTTTGGTGGTAGAAAAGCAGTAGTTGATTTAATTAGAAAATTGTTTGAACAACTAGGAAAACTATATTTAGATAAAATAACTTTAGTTTGTTTATTACCTATAGAAGATGAATCAAGAAAGATACCAGGTACGGGACTATATAAAGACAAACCATTTTTCGGTAGTCAATTAGATAGATTGTATTATGTAAACGAGTTTAATAAACTATTAAAAAGAGGTTGTTTGCATTATGGTTATAATTTAATAGAATGGGATTTAGATTATGAGAATGGTTTATCGTTTGATAATATGGAATCAAGACAATCTGTACATTTAAAACCAAAGTCATATAAATATATAGATCAGTTATGTTAGAGCAATTTAAAGATTACTATAATAAAGCTAAGATGAATCAACAAAGATTATATCAAGGCTATAATTGGACAAAGGAAGATATTAATGATGATTTAATTTGGCATGTTCCTATATATGATGTCGTAAATAGAAAGTATGCAGCTTTTAGTAGTTTGTTAGAAGCAATAGATAAAAAGGAATTAGACCCTAAAGGAAATGGAAATTACTTTAAAGATCATAAAATAGACAAAGATAATTTTATTTACTTATCGTATTTATTTAGACTATGCGGATCAGGTATTAACTATAGACCAAAAGACCTTTTACCTTATGGTAGTCATGGATTTGGAAACTTTTGGATTGTACAAGAGCTAGTATTAAAAAGATACAATATTAATGATTGGTTTAAAAACTTGCCAGAAAAAGGTTTTTGTGATGTTAAAGGTTATTTACTACCTATGATAAAAAAAGGATTAAGAAACTTTATATTAGAAGACTCTTTAAATTTAGTTGATGATATAATGAATGAAGCGCAACAAGGTGGCTATTCTATAACTGATGTAGTTGATTTAGGAAATCATTGGTTAAGATCAAGAGGCTTTAAAAGACAAAACTTTGTGTTGACTGCTTTTGCTATGGATTTAGCTGAGTATTATCCTGATCTTGTAGACCAAGACAGTGATGTATATGTAGGCTCTAACGCGTCTAAATGTTTAAAGATGATATTACCTAATATGAGAAAAAACGAAGCCTTACGCTATCTCTGTCAAATAACTGGAAATCATTCTAAGCCTTATGATATGGAAGATGTTGCTTGTGATTTTATTAGATATATAGATAATTTTCAAAGTGATCATCACATAAGAAAAAATAATAATATTAAATACTGGAATAATGTTCTTAAATAAACAGAGTACACAAGCTAATAATGATTTAAAAGATTATAGTCTTAACGATTATTTAGAACAAACTAAAAACTTTAAGTCATCTTTTAAAGAATTTGATGTAAAACAAGTATATGGATTTAATATAATTGATGAATCTGTATCTTGCGAGGTAGGTTACAAAGCAAGAAGCGGTGAGTACTTTATACAATATATTGCTAATCAAGGTGTTAAAGAAATAGTTTATGTACAACCAAGAAGAGGTTTTGCTGGTATTTCTCTTTCATGGTTATGTAAAAAGTATAATTTAAATTTAACTTTAGTAATGCCATCTTCAAAAGAAATAAGTGATCACCAAGCTTTGTGTATAGAGCTAGGAGCTAAGCCGTTGTTTGCTAGAATAGCAGCCATGCCTAATGCTAACTCTTTAGCAAAAAAATATGCTAAAGCAACTAACTCTTATTATGTACCTTTAGGTTTAAATCATCCTTTAGTAATTGCCGGTGGAGTAAGATGTGTTTATGATTATTTTAAAAATAGAGTTAAACCAAATACTATTTGGTCAGTTATATCTACTGGTGTTTTAACAAGGACTTTACAGATAGCTTTACCTGATACTAAATTTAGAGCAGTTGCAGTAGCTAGAAATATACAACAAGGAGAATTAGGTAGATCTGATTTTTATTCTTATCACAAACCATTTAATTCTAAGTCTGATTTAATTCCTTTAGGTTTTAATAGTGAAGATTCATACGATGCAAAAGGTTGGGATTATATGGTTAAACATGGTAAAAAAGGTGATTGGTTTTTTAATGTAGCAGGAAACGCTAATAAACCAACAATAGATAAAAAGACTATAAACTCTTATAGAGATTGGAATGATTTGAAAGATTTTTTATAAATTTGTTAATATGATATTTAAAAATGCAGAACAAGCGTTTCATTATTTGTATAGTGAAATACATAGAACAGGGATAGATCATGGTAATACTAAAGCATTGTTTAATATAGGTTTTTATATTGCTAACCCTTTAGATAATAATATTAATTTAGATTTTAGAAAACTAAATAAAAAATATGCTGAAGCAGAATGGCAATGGTATTTATCAGGTGATAGGAATGTTAATAAGTTAGGAGAAATATATGGTAAAATTCCTGAAATATGGAAAAATATGGCAGATGAAAATAATGAAGTTAATTCTAATTACGGATGGCAGTGGTTGCAGAACTCTCAATTAGATAGAGTAATAGATAAATTACATGCTAATAGAGAAACCAGACAAGCAACCATTTCTATCTATGATGGTAAGCAGATAGATAGATATTCTAATGATACACCTTGTACTTATGCTATTACTTTTAATATAGTAAAAGATGAATTACACATGTCAGTATTGATGCGTAGTAATGATTTATGGTTTGGATTTTGTAATGACCAATATTGTTTCAGTAAGTTACAAGAATTAGTATCTAAAGAAATTGATGTTAAAATTGGTACATATTATCATCATGCTACTAATTTACATGTATATAATAATTTTTTAAATAAATACTATGAGACTAAATAATGAATTTGAGCCTATTAGAGAATGGGCTGATGAAAGAGGTATATATGAAAAAGGAGACCCTAAGACACAATACCTTAAATTAATGGAAGAGGCTGGCGAATTATCACAAGCAATACTTAATAAAGATAAGATTGAAATAGAAGATGCTATAGGAGATATGGTAATTGTATTAACTAACTTAGCTAGATTATGTAATTTAAGTATTGAAACTTGTATAGAATCAGTTTATTTTGAAATAAAAAACCGTAAAGGTGAAATGAAAAATGGAACATTTGTAAAAAATAAATAATGAAAGATGTAGTAAAACACCCTAATTGGAAGAATATAACATTTAGAACAACAAAGTTAAATTTTTTAGATTGGGCAATTAAACATGGAGGTGTAAATATTAAAATATCTGATAAAAGTTATAAGTTTGAATCACAGCAAGAACTAGAAGCTTTAAGATATAGTATAAATCCAACTATGAATTTAGGTTCTGATACATGTTATATATCACCAGATGAAATGAAATCAGTGTATGTAAAAAGTAAAGAGAGAATGGAAAAGATAGAACTATTAAATGGTAAAGTATGGGATAAAGATGAATTAATTAAAAAGATGTATAGTGATAGCTTTTACTACGGAGAGCTAGGTAAATATGCTTTAAGTAGCTCAGCTATAAAACAGTTAATAGATTCACCTAAAAGTTATCAAAGATCTTTAAACTTTAAATCTGATACAGGAGCTTTTAAGATAGGTAGACTAATTCATTTAGCAGCATTAGAACCAGAAAAGCTAGATACTTTATGCCACGTTGTTGAGGTGCAGTCTGCGGTAACTAAAAAATTTAAAGACAAAGTATCTGAAGTCGGAAGTGCTGATTTTGTTTTTACAAGAAAAGAATATGATAAAGCAATGTATACAGCTGATGCTTTATTACAAAATAACGTTTGGCAAGAGCTAACGAGAGGTGCAAAATTTGAAGTACCTGGTTTTGATATACTAAATGGTTTTCCTTTTAGAGCTAAAGCGGATGTATTAGGATTTGACTATATAGCAGATTTAAAAACTACTAGTGATATCAAAGGATTTAAATGGGCTGCTAAAAAGTACGGTTACGATGTCCAAGTGTATATTTATTGTAATTTATTTAAAATAGATTATAAAGATTTTAAGTTTTTTGTTATAGACAAAAGCTCAGGAGATCTAGGAATATATGATGTAAAAGAAAGTTTTTATAATTCTGGTAAAGATAAAGTTGAATATGGATTACGTATATTCGAAAAATACTTTATAAATAGAACAGAAGAAATAAATGAATACGTAGTCACTGGTACACTTGAGTAGGATAAAAGAAGAATACTATATGCTTGCTTTAGTTGACTTGTCTAATGGATCTACTGTTAATGAATTATATGAGGCAATTAAAGTATATGAAGATTTAGAAGAATATGAAGCATGCGCAGGTATATTAGAAGCTGTAAAACAAAGTGAATACTTAACATTAAGAGATATAAAAAATATATTAAAAAATGAAAATAAAAAAAATTAAAGAATTAGTAGAAAATAATACTAATATAAATTTAGTAACTAAAAATAGAAGAAGAGAAGTCGTATATGCTAGATCTATATACTATAAACTATGTAAAGAACATACAAGAGAATCTTTAAGCGTAATAGGTAAATCAGTAAAACGAGATCATGCTACAGTACTACATGGTATTAAAGTATTCGATCAACAAATAAGTGTTTATAAAGATGCTATTGAATATCACAAAGTATTTGAAAGGATAGATAATATTATAAGAAGAGCAGATAGTACAAGAGAAAAAGATAGAAACCCTGGTGTATATTATAGGAACAAATACGCTATAGCTTTAGTAGAGCTTAGAAGCCTTAGGCAAGAAAAACGACGGTTACTACTTAACAACTAAAGTTTTTTTTTATTATATAATTATTAATAATGTTTTTTAATTATGGATGGTAGAAAAAACAATGGAGGTCATAAGAATGCAGGACGTAAGTCTAAAGCTGATGAGGTAGAGCTTATTGAGAAGCTTACACCATTAGAACCTATGGCCTTTGAAGCATTAAAGAAAGGATTAGAAAGTGCAGACTTTAAGTATGTACAGCTATTCTATAACTATTATGCTGGTAAACCTAGAGAGACTAAAGACATTACGATCAACGAGGATGTCCCGTTGTTTGTAGATTAGTATGAAGGTTAAAAAAACCGAAGCTTTATCGAAATTACGTGCACTTAAAAACCGTATTAAGGTTGTAAGAGGAGGTACATCCGCTGGTAAGACAATATGTATTATACTTATTTTAATAGATTATGCCATAAAGAACGAAGGTAAAGAGATAAGTATAGTATCAGAGTCGGTCCCACACTTACGTAGAGGCGCTCTAAAGGACTTTCTGTCTATATTAAATGGATTAAATAGGTATAAAGAAAATCAGTTTAATAAGAGTACTTTAAAATATATATTTACAAACGGTAGCTATATTGAGTTTTTTAGTACAGATCAGCCAGACAAATTAAGAGGAGCAAGAAGAACAGACTTATATATTAACGAATGTAACAATGTACCATTTGATGCATACAACCAATTAGTAGTAAGAACATCAGGTAGTGTATGGTTAGACTATAACCCTTCTAGTTTGTTTTGGGTAGACAAAGAAGTACTAGGACAGCCAAAAGTAGACTACGTTACATTAACTTATAAAGATAATAATGTACTACCTAAGTCTATTGTAGACGAGATAGAAAAAGCTAAAGAGAAAGCAAAGACCTCGACTTACTGGTCAAATTGGTGGAAAGTATATGGCTTAGGAGAGACTGGATCTCTTGAAGGTGTGTGTATATCAGATTGGAAAGAGATACCATCAGTACCAGATGAAACAAGATTATTAGGTTATGGCATGGACTTTGGATATAGTGTAGACCCTAGTACCCTTGTAGCATTATACAAGTATAATAATTCATACATATTTGATGAGGTCTTATGCAAAAAAGGAATGCTAAATAGCGATATAAGTCAATTTTTAAAAAACAATCAAGTTAACGATATAATCTACGCAGATAGTGCTGAACCAAAATCTATAGCCGAATTGTTAAGCTACGGCCATCCTATATATCCTGTAAGCAAAGGAAGAGACTCTATTGTATATGGAATCAACTTAATAAATCAGAACATTATATATGTTACTCAACGAAGTAAAAACTTAATAAGAGAACTAAATGGCTATATTTGGATGCAAGATAAACAAGGCAATACATTACAAAAACCTAACCCTACAAGCGGTGATCACTGTATTGACGCAGCAAGATATATCCTTAGCTCTATATTAGAGAATCCAAATAAAGGAGAATACTACATTTACTAAAAAAGTTAATAAATTGTTTATATATTAAAAAAATGTGTATATTTACAAAGTAAAACAAAGTTTAACTAAAACAAAAATTATGATAGTTACATACAATAGTAAAGATTTAGATAAAATGACATTAGGTCAATTAAGAACATTGCGAAATGACTTGTTTAATTCTTATACCGAAGTAAAAGATAAGTACGACAATTATACAATTAAAGTCGGCTTGTAATATTAAGTCAGGGGGGCAACCCCCTTTTTTATTAACCAATAATTATATTATGAAAGAAGATTTAAAAATTTTAAAACAAGTATTTACAAAGAAAAACATATTATTAGGTATATTATTTAATGCTACATGGATCACAACTATGTATGGTGTATTAGATTTATTGTTATATTTAAGATATGATCTAGGATGGATATAGAATATCATAAAATATTAAATAAGTGTTGGGATAACAATATTAAAGTTATTCAAAAGCCATTAGGTAGAGGTAGTCATAAAAAACCACCTGCTGTAAAGCTTATAGCATCTATAGACTATAACTATATACAAGGCAAAAAAATATATGATCAAAATAGTAAAGAACTTACACAAGCTATAGAAGATCTATATAGAATATTATATAATAATTACATTTAATTTTTTTCATTTGGTTTGGTTTGGGATTAGGTAGTAGAAATACTACCTTTTCTCTTTATACAGAATAGTATTTTAGTTATTGTACTTATATGAAAGTTGAAATAAACGTACCTGATTCACTAAAAGAAATAACTTTAGATCAATACCAAAGATTTGAAAAGTTAAATACAGAAGAAAATAAAGAATCTACATTTTTATTACAAAAGATGGTAGAGATATTTTGTAACCTTAATTTAAAAGATGTTGCAAACATAAAATACAAATCAGTACAAGAGATAATTGTACACTTAAATAAGATATTCGACCAAAAGCATAGTTTAGTACCTACGTTTACTTTAGGCAATGTAGAGTATGGATTTATACCTATACTTGATGATATGTCATTAGGTGAGTTTATAGACCTTGATGAGAACTTAGGTAAATGGGATAACATGCACAAAGCAATGAGTGTGTTATATAGACCAATTAAATTTAAGAAAGGTAATAAGTACAATATAGAAGATTATAAAGGTATGAACGACAAACTAAAGTATATGCCTTTAGATATTGTGTTTGGTGCTATGGTTTTTTTTTATCATTTAAGCAACGAGTTAACACAAACTATCCTGAACTATTTACAGAAGGAGTTACCGAACAAACTGACTATTCAGCAGAAGGAAGCTTTGGATCAAAGTGGGGCTGGTATCAGTCGGTCTATGGTATTGCTAAAGGAGATGCTACCAAGTTTGACGAGGTTACCAAGCTTAACGTCCACGAATGTTTGATGTATTTAGCATTTGAAAAAGATAAAGTAGAATTAGAAAAGAAGTTAATTAAAAAACGATGAAAGGTTTTTACAACGTAACAAAGGAATTAAAAACAGCACTTGCAGCAGAACCATTTGTTAATACAGTTACATTTGGTAGTTTAGATGATGTAGATTTAAACAAGCAAACTATATTCCCATTATCACATATTATAGTAAACAACACTACAGTAGGAACTAAAACATTAACATTTAACATTTCTATTCTTGCAATGGACATTGTGGATATAAGCAAAGAAGCAACTACTGATATATTTGTAGGAAACGATAACGAACAAGATGTACTAAATACACAATTAGGATTACTAACAAGAATAATAAACATCTTACAACGTGGTGATCTATATACAGAATTATACCAAGTACAAGGTGATGTAAATTGTGAACCATTTGTAGATAGATTTGAAAACAAGTTAGCAGGATGGACTGCAACATTTGATGTAGTAGTACAAAACGATATGACAATATGCAGTTAACAAAAACACAAGCAGCGTTAGAAGCATTTAAAAACTTTGTTATACAACAATCACGTACAAGGTTAACTAAAGAGCGTAAGAACGTTTCTAAAGAACTTTACAATAGTTTAAAAGGTAATGTAAAAGAAATGCCTAATTCTATATCTGTAGAGTTTGAAATGGAAGATTACGGTATATTCCAAGATAAAGGTGTAAGCGGAACTAAAAAGAAATATGATACACCATATAGTTATACAAACAAAATGCCACCGAGTAAACCATTAGCACAATGGGCAAAAAGTAAGAACATTAGATTAAGAGATAAAGAAGGTAAGTTTAAAAAAGGCAACTATAACACAATAGGTTATTTAATAGCAAGAAGCATTTATAGAAAAGGTATTAAACCAAGTTTGTTTTTTACTAAACCATTTGAACAAGGTTTTAAAAAATTACCTGATGAACTAATTAAAAACTTTGGTTTAGATGTAGAAGATTTTTTAGCATTTACATTAAAAGAAGATAGATTAAGATGAGTACATATACAAAGATAAACGTTAGAAGCCCATTCTATTTACACCTTGTAGAACCAAGTCCACCATTACCAGACTATGATTGTACAGTAGCAGGGTTAGTAGGATTTGAAGTAGATAATCAAGGTATTATTACTTTGCCAAGTCCTGCTGTTGGTGTAATAGATTCTATATCAAGTGATGATGGTGATTTTTCAAATAACAAATTCCCAGCAGAAGGTACTGATACATCAAGAACAATAAAAGTAAAACTACTTATACCTACAGGATATGCAAACACAAGTGATATATTTTTAGAATGCCCTGTAACTGCAACACAACCCGGAACAACAAGTTCAGTAGTACAACCAACTGTATGTTCTGGCGGCCCTGCAACAAGTGGTTCTATTGGTGGACAAAGTTTAAGTGTAGGTGGTTCAAGTGTAGATATTGATTTAGCAGGGTTTTTTACAAGTGAAACTACTTATGCTTTTTCTAACTTAAACCCTAATTTAGTAACAGCAGCTTTAAGTGGTAGTACATTAACATTATCACCAAATGTTATAGCAGGATCAACAACTGTTTATGGTATTGGTAGGGATAATAGTTATCCAGCAACTTGTGAAGCAACACAAAGCATAGCAGTAACAGTTACAGATAGCACAAGTGCGTTTAGTTGTACCTCACCTACAAACCCAGCTTTACAAGGTGGAAGTATTAGTCAGGCAGGTGCAATAACAAACCCATCAACAATAGGTACGATAACAAAAATAATGGCAACATCTGGTGGAGGTGCTATTACAAGTGTAGCAGCAAACAATACAGCAAATCCAATATCACATACTTTGTTTTTTGATATTACAGTACCATCAGGTTATTCTAACGCAAGTGCTACGGTAGAGTGTAGTGCAACGTTTTCACAAGTAGGTACAGCACCAGCTACATTTACTTGTGCATTAGCTAATCTAACAGGTCAAGCAATAGCAAGAAACGGTGCTATATTTTTAGGTACTGCTGCTCAAGGAACAGTTAAAAGTTTTACAGCACCTACAACACCTTTTACAGATGTAGCAACTGATACTTCAAGAACGGTAGTATACCAAGTAGAAATACCAGCAGGATATGCAAATGCAGGATCAACAATAGATTGCCCTATAACAATGGATCAACCAGCAACAGTAAGTATATGTGGTTCAAACAATTACTTTATTAGTTCTGGTAAAACAACGCTAAAAGGTCATTGTAATGCATCTTATGGTGCTAACAAAGCAATAACATCAACAGGAGGTAGTTTAGGTAATTTAGATCAATCACAAATATGTGAAGGTGGAGTTGCTTTTGATGGTAAAGGTTTATATTATGGTGTATTTACTTCATCTGCTGCAAATGCAATAGGAGCAGTAGGTACATCTTATTATGTAATAAAAATAGAAAGTACAGGAATAGTAAGTCAATTTGGTATAGTTACTTGTGATGTACTTGGTGGCGGAGCAAGTGTAATAGTATAAAATTATGAGTTTAAAAAGTGTAGTAGTAGATTTATATGTATGGGATGGTACGGTATCAGATCAACCTGTATCACCTGCATATACAATAAATAAAAGTGTTATAAGTGGACAAACAAACATTACTTTAGAAATAGCAGAACTTGTTAGAGATTTTATAACTATAACTTTCAATGATGATTATAATTCTATTGCAAGATATGTTAGAACAGTTGTAAGTTCTTTTGATGATAGTGATGAACCTTTTGATACTAACCCTATTGTAACTGATTACGTTGCTTTAGATGGCTATGGATATTTTGAAGAAGGCACAAACCCAGAATTAGATAGACACGCTTTAATAAGTGCTACCAATATATATTTACCAGAAGGTACAGCAGGTAAGTTACCAATATTTGCAGAAGGTGTAGGTAAGGTTATAATAGATGGTGTAACAACACAAATAACAGATAATGGTAATACAAACCAAAAAATACAATACGTTACAAAACCAGCAGATAAATCATCAATACAAGTTTATGATACAGATGATACTACACTTAAAAAAACAATAACAATATCTAATATTTGTGAACCAAAGTACACATCATTTAAAGTAACCTTTGTCAACAAGTTCGGTGCATTCCAAGATTTATATTTCTTTAAGAAAACAAGCGAAGTAACAAACGTAACAGATGAGTTATTTAAAAAGAATATAATAACAAATACCTCATCAAACTATAACACCTACGATAACCAAAGAGGTAGAATGAATGTAAATGCACAAACATCTTTATCTATGAATACAGGTTTTATAAAAGAAAATATGAACCAAACAATAGAAGAACTGTTTTATAGTGAGAATGTTTATATAAGATATGAAAACAAAACCCTTGCAGTAATACCTAAATCTAAATCATTACAATACAAAACTTCTTTAAATGACAAACTAATAAATTATACAGTAGACTTTGATTTTGCTTTTGATAGAATTAATAATGTTAGATAATGCTACAACTACAAATATTTTTTGATGGTCAACAGGTTGAACTGTTTAAGGATGAAAGCATTGTATTAACACAATCAATACAAGACATAAAAGATATACAAAAAGTGTTTGTACCTTTTACACAAACCTTTAATGTACCTGCTTCTAAAATAAACAACAAAATATTTCAACACTTTTACAATTTTAACATAGAAGGTTTTGATGCACGTAAAAAAACACCATCTGAATTATACCTCAACTACAAGCTATTTAAAAAAGGTAAAATAAAACTTGAAGGTGTACAGCTTAAAAACAACGAACCACATACATACAAACTTACTTTTTTTGGTGATACTATAAACTTAAAAGATGTAGTAGGCGAAGATAAATTAACAGCGTTAGATCAATTAGGCAAGTATGCTTTTGATTGGACTGATACTAATGTATCTACATATATGTCAAACGGTTTAGATGTTGTTACACCTACAGGTACAATGACTGATGCTGTAATAGTACCTTTAATAACGCACACCGCAAGGTTATTATTTGATAGTAATTCAGCAGTAGTAAATACTGATACTATTAAAAACATAAATCCAGCAGCAGGTACAAATACAGATTATGGTGTGCCTTATAGTCAATTAAAACCTGCAATTAGATTACTTGCTATAATACAAGCAATAGAAATACAATACGGTTTAACATTTAGTACAGACTTTTTTAACAGTACAAATACTGCTTTCTTTAATTTGTATATGTGGATGCACAACAAAGAAGGTGATTTCCAAGCTAATCAAGATGCACAATATCAAGGTATAAATATTACAAACAAAATAGATGATAAACAATTTTTTACAGGTTTTAAAAATGCAAGTTACACTTCTCTTTTAAGTGATATAATTGCAAGACAATATTTTAATAATAAAAACTTTCATAAAATATTTAGAAAAATGAATGTTACAGTAGTACCTTCTGGTTCTGCTGTTTATTCTTTAATTATTAAAAAAGATGGTCAAGAGTTTCAAAGATATGAAAACTTAACAGGTACAACATCATTAGGGCAAACAGGTACAATTAAAGATAAGGATTGGTTAGAACACGAAGATGGTATATTTATTTATTTTATTGAAACCGATACAAATTCAAGTTATACAATAACAGTACAACTTTTAGTAGGAAAAAAAGGTATAGGTAGGCAACATCCTACAGGTTCATTTCAATTAACAGCAGAAAAAAATTCTGATCCTGCAAACCCTTTACAATTAGTACCTGATATAAAAATAATTGATTTCCTTACAGGTATTTTTAAAATGTTTAATTTAACAGCATTTCAAGATAACGATGGTATTATACAGGTAAATACATTAGATGATTTTTATGCAAGTAGCACAACGGTACACGATATAACACCTTTTGTAGATAAAACTGAAACTATAACCGATACGGTATTACCTTTTAAAGAAATAGATTTTAGTTTTGAAGGTACAGAAAGTTTTTTAGCAAATAATCATTTACAAATAGCAGGTACAGATTGGGGTTCTTTAAGATCAGATGGTGAAAATGAACAAGCAACAAATAAATATGATGGTCAACCTTATAGTGTAGAATTACCTTTTGAGCATTTTAAATATGAACATTTATACATACAAGCAAACAATGTTGTTAGTGCAAACGATAGTGGTGTACAATATGGTTATTCTGTTGATGAAAGCCAAAGTCCTTATCTTGGTAAACCTCTTATATTTTATGCTGTAAATTCAACAGCAACAATACGAACATTAAATTTAACAAAAACAGCAGGAGCATCTGTAGCAAATCCATATATACCATTAAATTGTGAAGATAAAGGAAGTACTTCATTAGTAGGAAAACAAAGTATAAATTTTAATGCTGAATTTGATGAATTTTCAAGGCAAGTAAATAATAAAAGTTTATTTAAAACTTATTATGAAACTTATATTAAAGATGTATTTGATGCAAGAAAAAGGCTTACAAGTGTAAAAGCGTATTTGCCAATGAACATTATTTATAAATTAGATTTAGCAGATAAGTTTATTTTAAATAATAATGAATATAGAATTAATAAAATATCTACAAACTTTGAAACCGAACAAAGTAGTTTAGAATTAACAAATATATTTGAAGAACCTGTATTTAAGCAATTAAAAGTAGTACAAGATAATTGTTTAACAGTTGACACCGATACAATTACTTCTGATACAATAGATGTTAAAGTAGATTCAGGATGTGATAACCAATTTACATTGCCAAGTATAAAAACAGGTATACCAAGTGCAACAGTAAACAACCCATCAAGTGTATTTACTGACACAAGTTTAACAGTTACACCACCTACAATAGCAACTCATCAAATACCTGTTTCTACAACAACAAAAGTATTCTTTAGCCACCAAATAACTGCAATAGGCAAGGTAGGTAATACACAAAAATTAGATGAGTACGGATATTTATATTCTACATCTTCTACAAATTTAAGTTCAACAGATGACATAGATACTTTAAAAGCATTTGGTGATGTTACTACTGTACCATTTACACCAACGTTAGCAGTTATTAAAGTTCTATTAGATAATGGTTTATCAGTAAAAAGCACTTATGAGAAAGCAGGTTTAACACATCCTGCAATACTTTATTATAGATTCTATGCAAGAACTAACACCGATGTACAAAACGATAAAGCAGATGCAATAAGTAGTGTTGTAACCGCATCTACAGTACCATCAGCAGTTACACAATACAACAATGCAAGTGGTGAAAATCTTTATGGTATTTTAGGTACAGCAGGATATATGAATGCAAAATCACCACAACACAACTTATCAAAAAATAATTTTACAATATATGGTGCTGAAGATCAAGATGGATTTACAATTTCAAATGTTTTACAACCAAACGAAACAGCAGTAAAACAAATAGTAGAATGGTTAACAAGTATAGATAACCCAACAGCAGGTACTTATTATCCTATATCACATACATTTAAAGCTATAGATAGATTTGGTGCGGATAATTCAGCAGGATTTAATATGAGTAATAAAACAAATGCTTTTGTTAAATATCATATGTATTTAAATGCATACCCTATTGTAATGATTAAAGGTGGTACAGTTACAGGAACTGTAGCAAGTGGAACAAAGCAGTTAGGTTTAGCATTTACAGTTCAAGATTTACAAAGTACCTCATAAACAAAAAGATATGATACAGAATATATTAGATTTATTAGAATTTGCAAGAAGCGAGAAATGGAACGGACAATATATAGATATAGCTATGGGTAAAAATAAATACCCTGAATCAATAAGAGAAGCGTACAAACAATTTAAGAAATGGCAGTAAAAAAAACAATAGAGTTAGAAGCTAAAGTAGACAAGGCTCAAAAAGATTTAGATGGTGTAGCAAAAAGTGTACAACGCATAGATGACAACCTTGAAGATGTTAAAGACACAACAAGTGGTGTTTCTAAAGGTGTAAAAGGTATTGGTACTGCCATAAAAGCTGCTGGTATTGGTTTAGCTATTGCAGCATTTTCTAAACTTGCAGAAGTATTTAATGAAAACCAAAAAGTAACAGATGCATTTAGTACTGCTTTTGAAGCATTAAGTTTAGCTTTTAATGACTTTTTTAAATTCCTTGATGCAAACGTAGGTACTGTTATAGATTACTTTAAAGGTATTTTTGATGATCCTGTACAATCAATTAAAAATTTTGGTGCATCTATTAAACAAGGCATTATAGATAGATTAAAACAAGGGTTAGAAGCATTAGGTTTATTTGGTAAAGCAGCTATTAAGTTTTTTGCAGGTGATTTTGCTGGTGCAGCACTTACTGCTAAACAAGCATCAAAAGAATTATTTGATATAGTAACAGGAGAAGATGGTGGGTTTGAAAAAATAACTGAATCTGTAAAAACAGCAGTAAATGGAATAACTGAATATGCTAAATCAACTGTAAAAGCAGCAAAAGATACTGTAAATTTAAATAAACAAGCTGAATTAGCAAATGTTATTAATCAAGGGCTAATAGAAAAGTATGATAGACAAGCAGAACAACAAAGACAAATAAGAGATGATGAAAGTAAAACTATTGAAGAACGTATTGCTGCAAATAATAGGTTAGGAGAAATACTTGATGAGCAAAGTGAAAAAATGCTTGAAAATGTTGACATAACAATTAGAGCAGCACAAGCAGAATTTGATAAAAACCAAAATCAAGAAAATGCTATTGCTTTACAAGAAGCATTAAATGAAAGAGCAGCAGTACTTGCACAAATAGAAGGGTTTAGATCAGAACAATTAATTAATAGAATTTCTTTAGAACGTGAAGCAGGTGAACAAAAAATTGAACTTCTTGAAAAAGAAATAGAATTAGAAGAACAAAAGAAACAAGCTGTTAATGATGCTTTAGATGCTGTAATAGATGCAGCAGGAGCAGAAACAAAAATAGGTAGGGCATTATTTATTGCTAAACAAGCTATGTTAATTAAAGAACAAATAATGGAAGCTAAAGCAACTTTGCAAAGAATAACATTAAAAGCAAGTGAAGCTGCTGTAGATGTAGCAAAAGGTGCATCAGGTACAGCTAAAGTAGGGTTTCCACAAAATATACCTTTATTAGCTGCATTTGCAATACAAGCAGCAGGTATAATTATGGCAATTAAATCAGCAGTAAGTGCTGCTAAAGGTTCAGCATCACAAATGGGTGGTGGCGGAGCAGGAGGTGCAGCATCTACACCAGCACCTCCATCATTTAATATTGTAGGAGCAGCACCTGAAAACCAATTAGCACAAGCAATAGGTGAACAAGAAGAAAAACCTATAAAAGCATTTGTAGTAAGTAACGAAGTAACTAACGCACAAGCATTAGAACGTAATATAGTAGAAGGTGCTTCAATTGGATAACAAAATAGATAAATAATTATTGTATTAATATGGACATAGTAGAACTTTTTATAGATGAAAATGATGAGGTTTCTGGAATAGAAGCAATATCAGTAGTAGAAAACCCAGCAATAGAAGAAAACTTTATAGCATTAAAAAACCAAGAGTTTAAACTTGCAGAGGTAGACAAAGAAAAGCGTATCCTTATGGGTGCTGCTTTAATACCTAACAAACCTATTTACAGACAAAGTGGTGAGCAGGAGTATTATATATATTTTAGTCAAGCAACTGTAAGAAAAGCAAGTGAATTATTCTTTATAAAAGGTAATCAAAACAATTCAACATTAGAACACCAATTAGAACTCAAAGGTTTAACTGCTGTAGAAAGTTGGATAGTAGAAAGTGAACAAGATAAAAGCAGAATGTACGATTTAAATGTGCCTATTGGTACTTGGATGGTATCTATGAAAGTAAACAACGATGATGTTTGGAAAAAAGTAAAAGCAGGTGAGGTAAAAGGCTTTAGTATAGAAGGTTACTTTGCTGACAAATTAGAAAGACCAAATGAACCTGTAAAAGATAAAATGAGTAAAGAAGAAATAGCTGAAGCTAAAATAGAAGAACTAAAACAATTATTTAGTACTGAAAAAGTAGATTTAGCTATAAACAATGAATTAAAATTAAATGCTGAACAATTACAAACTAAATTAAATAAAGCAGTAGCTGATTATAAAAAAGGATTAAAACAAGTTAGAATAACAGCAGCAAACACCTTAAAAAGATCTGAAAAACAATTTTTCGTATTAGCTAAAGAATTTAAAAATTATTCACGAAAAGCTAAAGAATTAGGAGTAAAAAAAGCAGAAAAAGAATTTAATAGATTATACAAAATTTGTGATAAATACTATTTAGATGCAGGTTTATATGCAGAAGCAGCAGAAAAATTTAATTAAATGAGTAGAATACCAAGTCCACAATCAGGTCGTAGAGGTTGCTTATGTAAAAATGGTACATATTCTATAGAATGTTGTGATGGTAGTTTTGAAGCACAAGGAGTAGGAAATGTTACAGGAATAATAGAAACACCAAGTGCAGGAGAATACGGTTATAGGGTACAAAAATGTGGACATAGCCAAAAAAAACACTTTTACGGTTCTACACAATTAGTAATAGGCAATGTATATTATATAAATGCAGACCACGATAACCACGATGGTTGTTATACCGTATTAAGCCAAGACCAAACTGCACACGGTCATCATTTTAGTGCTGTAACATTATATAACGATTGTGCAGCGTGTCAAGCAGCAAACTAAAAACACAACAAACAGTTAAATATATTATTATATAAATATGGATTCAAAAACAAAAGAGATACTACAAAAGTTTTCTACTCAAAAGGTTGATTTGGCTTTAGCAGATGATGCTAAAAAGTTAAATAGTAAGTTTTTTCAAATAGATGAAGATACCGCAGGTGGTTTTGTTGTTAAAGCTGAACAAGGATATGAAAAAATGCTAAATAAATATGAATCTTTAAAAAAACAAATAAATTTAACAATGCCTAAACTTGAACAAGCTGTAAAAGAACTTGGTATTAATAGAAATAACTTTCAAGTATTAGATGATTTAGATAGAAGAAAAGAAGATATAGATGAAAGAATATCTTTAATAAGGAAAAACATTAACAATTTAAAATCAATACAAGTTTATTAATATGAAACCAGACGTAAAAAGAATACTTACCAAGTTAAGTGAAAACAAGGTTGAATTAGCAAAAAAACCATCTTCAATATTAAATGATGCAAATAAATTAGATAATAAACTAAAAGGGTTAGAGTCTAAAATAGAAAAGGCTTATCTTAATTATAAGCAAATTCAAAAAGAATGGGTTAATACTTTATCTGATATAAATTCAGATGCGGATAAATTAGAAGATGATTTAGTTAAAATTTTAGATGCTGCACAAGAGATAGGAGTAGATGGTAGACAAATAGATGGGTTTTCCAAAGCTGCTGATTTAGTAACTTTTGTGCAAAAAATTTCAACTAATGGAAAAAATTTATATCCACCTGTAAAATAAAAACATAACAAACTAATTACTAATTTATTGTAATATATATGAAAGCAACAGATATGTTAAACAAAGTAAAAGAGGTACTTGGGGTAGAGTTATCCGAAGCACCTGTAGAAGTAAAGTTGGCTCAAGCCGAACTTGAAAACGGTGCAATTATTGAAAGTGAAAACTTTGAAGCAGGAGCAGAAGTGTTTATTGTTACCGAAGATGAGAAAGTAGCACTACCAGAAGGTGAGTACAAACTTATAGACGGAGAAACTTTAATTGTTGAAGAAGAAGGTATTATAGCTTCTATTGGTGCAGTTGAAGAAGCGCCAGAAGAAGAAGTAGAAGCCGAAGAAGAACCTAAAGAAGAAATGGGTTATGCTACTAAAGAAGAGCTTCAAGAAGTAAAAGAAATGGTTGAAGAAATTAAAGCTATACTTTTACCTAAAAAAGAAGAAGAAATGGCTGAAGATACGGTATCTGAAACTTCTGTCAAGTCTGAAGAGACAACTACTAAAACTGTTTATGCTGAAAAAGAAGAATTAAGCGAAGTAAGCGAACCAGTACAAAAGGTTACTCATAACCCTGAAAAAGAAAACAAACCTAACCTAAACTTGTATAAACAAAAAAGAACTAATACAACTTTAGATAGAGTGTTAAATAAAATATCAAATATAAAATAAATAAAAAATGTCAACAACAATAACAACTTCAAATGATGTGTTGAGAGCAAGATCAAAGCAAGAAACTTTGACTACTACTCAAGATATTCCTGTAAATAAAGCGGGTACTGAATTTAATATAGCAACAGACGCTAAAGTAATGACTTTACCAGCTATTACATCTGAAAATATTGGAATGGAATTTACATTTCGTAATACAGGTGCTGACGGTAACAACATTATTACTATTTCACCTGCTGCAACAGATGCTATTCACGGTACTGTAGGTTCAGTATCTTCTGGCGGTGTAGATAATAAAGATTGGATAAACACAAAAGCAACTGCAAATAAAGGCGATTGGTGTACACTAAAAGCTGTAGCACTTACTGACTGGTATTTAACTGGTGGTGATGGTGTATGGGCAAGTGAATCGTAATAAATAAACTTATAA